AGAGTATGTAAAGGCGGCAGTTGAGGTATTGGAAGAGCAGGCGGACCATCTTGATGACGGGGAGATCGCAGCACTCCGGGTGCTATCGAACCTTATCATTGATGGAAAGGAGACATTCTCAGGGCAACCCATGGGTTCTGTTATGTCGTTTCCTTTGTTGTGCGTGATCAATAAGACCGTAGTTGACATGGCACTATCCGCAATGCTTGACAGGAAGGAGATTAGTTTTAAAGAATGGTCAAGTCATCCCCTATTGGTTAATGGAGATGACTTGTTGACTCGCGAAGTTCGGGCAACCACCAATCTCCGAGACGAAGTAGTAGTTCAAGGAAGTCAAGTAGGACTCGTCGTTAACCAAGAGAAGACCATGGTCTCTGAACGCGATGGAGAAATTAACTCTACTTACTTCCAAGACGGCTGCAAACTTCGGAAGTTTAATGCGTCGTCGTTGTGGATGGATGCTGGTGTTGAGGACGTACTGGGTTTCGCGGCCCAGGCTACGCCTGATGGAAAGACGTTTCGGAAGGTTGTCAGACGTAATTTGCGAACTCTTGCTAAACAGCAGGATAAACATCTTACGGAGATACCACTGTCTTTAGTAGCCGTTTGTCGTAAAGACAAGAAGATACGAGCGGCTATCACCAGCTTGCCAAGGAGTGTTGCACCGACTAAAAGTGGGGTGATTAGTATGGATCTTCGTCCAGAGAATTACAACATGAGTAGGGATGAGGAACACGAGGCAATGCGAAAAGAGATTGAACGAGTGAGGGAGTTGGGTATTGCAAGGGGACTCGAGAGGGTGCCTAAGCATAAAACCGACGTGATACCTGCCGCTCGGTCTTTTAACGCTGTCCGGAAACAGCGGCGAAAGATCTCTCCGGAGATCTTACCCGCGTGTTACGTCCGAAGTTTCGTCGAAAAGATCAAGCAAGAGAATGTGCTGAGAGAGGTGGCTCCTCTTGAGGTGTCGTTACCCCCGGGTGATGGCAGTCAGATCAACAGGTTGATCGACAACATTCGCGCGTTTAAACTTACGCGGAATAGCAGTGCATCCCCAGGAACAATTGACGTTACGGCTGATATTGTGAGTTTGTGCTGACAACAAGTATGAGAAACTGAAATTGACGGTGTGCCGGGCTACGGCCATGTGGTGCGCCCCCTCCGGGGGGGTCAACGAAGGGATACCCTAGCTTGTAAAGCAAACCGAGTTAATTCCTCTCGGGCCTTCGGGTAATATCTGGAAACAGAC